CGTCTCCATATTCCGGTCCCGGACAATGGGCCGAATGCCGTAATAGGTCCCCATCATGTCCAGCAGGATCTTCACGATCTCCTCGCTCCACTCGTACATGCCCGCCCGGATGTTTTCGAGGGGTACCTCTGCGTTGGACTGCATGACCATAATGGCACTGGTATTCTCCCCGGTCACATTGCCCAGCTGCACATCCGTGACTCCAAGACACTCCTTGGTAAAGGAGACCACCTGGTTGATGACCCCGATGATCTGATTGGACATATCCGCCGGACCCAGGTTCGCCGCCACCTGATTGATGGCCTGTCCCGGCTGGAGTCCGTGGACCGCAATACTCTGTCCGATCTCGTTGGACCACTGGCCGATCAGGTCCCCGTTGTAGATGGTCTTGGGGAAGGCCTCCAGCTGGAGATGCCGCATGACCATGGCGAACATGCTGTTGATAAAGATCTGGTTGGGGATCACCCCGGTGACCAGTGCTCTTCCGTGGTAGCAGTTCTTCTGCTTCTCCCAGTTGCCCCAGGCAATGGGGTAGTAGGTAAGGCCCGTGTCCACGTCCTCAAAAATGCTGGCGTTTCTTGTGCACTTGCTCACATGGACAGACACGACCTGTTCCTTGACCATCTCTCCCATGGGACCCGGCACCTCCCGCTCTGTGACCACCTTTTCATAGAGATAGATGTACAGACACTTGGCGTTCTCCTGACCGCTGAGCTCCACCTTTCCGCCGCTGGCGATCTGCTGTCCCCAGGCCCCATCGGGCTGGATCTGGCTAGCTCCTGCCTGGTCTCCCGGATGCCTGTGCAGATATTCCTCCCGGAGATTCTGCACCGTGTCCCGGCCAACCAAAAGGATATAGGGCTGTGCCTGGGCATCGGCAATGTTCGGGTTTCCGAACATGACGTTGACCCCGTCCACCAGTTCCATTTTGATCTCTCCCCGGTAGCCTCCCGATGCGCCCCCATAGGGCAGCGCATTCGCGTCCCAGTAGAAGTGGGCGCAGTAATCTCCGGTCTGTGCTCCGTCAAACAGGGCATCCCGAATGCGGTACTCGATCTTCAGTTTCTCTAAGAGGTTGTTGACCTCTGCCTGAGCAAACTCCGTGGTACTGGTCCCGCTGGGGTCTCCGGCCCCGCCGTCGTAGTAGCTCAGCGGCTCCAGATTCACGCTGATGCCACCACTGGTCACCTGGGACACCAGTACATTGGTCACCCGCTTGATGATGTTGAAGCTGGGCTTTGGCAGCCTGGACATAGCCGGTGTCTGGGGCAGATGCACCCACTGGTTCCCGGCGTAGAACTCCGTGTTGGTGTCCACCATGGTGTAGTAGCTGGGTGTCAGGCTGCTGTTGTACCGCCGCCCCTCCTCGTAGAGCTGAAACGCCCTGGTCCGCTGGTCCTTATTGTTTCTGTTCAATTCTTATTTCCCCCCTGCATGTCTATATTGCAGTTGTGGATTGTTTGTCATTGCGAACCAGTCCGCAGACTGGTGTGGCAATCCGTTCCCCCGTCCTTCGTCCCCGCCGCAGCGGGTAGGCTCCTTGGAGAAGGAGCTGGCGGCGCCTCAGCGCCGACTGAGGATTGATTTGGGCAGTAACGATTTTGTAAGCAACCGTTCAGTGGAGTAGAGTATCGACTACCACTGTCATTCTGACTTAGTAGACCGATGTCACTACCCGCAAGGGGTATGCCACATCCGTAAAGCTCCTTCGTCGCTAACGGCTGTGCTATGGTGTGAGAATCCGTTTCTCCTTATGGCAGTGCCGAACAAGTCGGAAGTCGGTGTAAAAAGGACGAGGAAAACGGATCCTCACGTCGCTTCGCTCCTCAGGATGACATGCTAATTTGGTAGTCGAAGCCACTGAATAACATCTGGCAAACTTCTAATCCCCTAGCCAATTCTCAGTCGGCTTCTCCGCCAAAAAGCCTCACTTATATAGCTCCTCATTCCCGCTCATCCCGTAGGCCACATCTGCGTTATACTCCATCTGCTGCCGGAACGCCTCCTGTTCCTCGATCATGCGTCTGCGCTCCCTTGCGATCTCCTCGGCACTGCGGCTTTCCCGGTAGCCTTCTTTCTTCTCGTCCCGGTGCTCTCTCCCCAGGCCCAGCCCCAGGAAAAAGCCCCCCAGGATCAGCAGCGCCCCTGTCATTCCCATCAATAGCTCCATAGTCCCTCCTCAAATGTATCTCCATAGAGTCCATAGGGGTCGTAGCACCCCGCCGACAAAAAGGCCTCCTCCGGCGTTCTCTCCGGCTTCTTCGGCAGTTCCGTACCTCCGTAGGCATACAGCAGCTTGGAAAGGGCCTGGCTGCTAGCATCCACCATATCGTCGTGCTTCCCCGCAGGAAATTCCGACCACTGCCTCAGATAGTCCTCCAGCCATTCCGCCCCTCTGGGCAGGAACACATGGCCCGTCTCAATGGCAGGCGATACCGCATTTACCCTTGCCACCTTGCCGCCCAGAGGCTCCACGGGGATCACCCCCACCATATCCCGCTGCAAAGTCTGGATAATGGCGCTGCCGTTGGCCTTGTCCTCGATGTACACCCGGCTTACCTGGGGAAACTGCCCCCGTACCGCCCACAGCCGCCGGACCGTGGCCGGAAAGTCCAGGTGTTCATTGCAGCAGTACCGGAGATAATAGTCGTTTCCCCGCTTGCCCCAGACCTGAATGGACACGTAGTCGCTGTTTTCCTCACCCTTAAAGGCCGCGTCCACGCTGATACACTCCGTCCCGAAGTCCGGTGTCTGCTCCGGCTGATAGTACTGCCACCAGCTCCTCCGGACCAGATTTCCCCCCTCGGTCACCGGCGCGCACATGTACAGGGCGCTCCAGGCTCGGCTTCCGCCCCGTGCATCCTGCAAGTAGGAGCGCTTGAACTGCCTGAGCCACCCTTTCCCCTTGCCGATCTCCGGGCAAAGGGGATCTCCAGGCCGCCTTCCCATGGGGTCTCCCTCCTCTGCCTCCACCGGCAGTCGAATGTGGGTCACATACTGCTCCGTACTGAGAATTCTGGCCCGCAGATCGTCCTCGTGCCAGGGTGTCATGATCAGAATGACCTTTGCCCCCGCCGAAAGTCTCGACTTCATAGAGCTGAGCCACTCTGCCCAGATGCTGTCCCTTGTGGTCTCAGAATCCGCCTCCTGGCGATTCTTGATGGGGTCGTCAATGATCATCAGGTCCGCCGGGTTGCCGGTCAGGCCTGCCATAATGCCCCTGGAGATCATGGAGCCGCCCTCTTTCAGCTCAAACCGGTCCGCCCGGTCCACCTTTCCCATGGAGACCCCAAAGAGCTGCTGTCCATGCTCCTTGATCTTGTCCTTGTTGGCCCGCAGGAATCTTCCCGCCGTATCCTCGTTGTAGCTGACGGTAATGACCCGTTTCTCCGGGTGCTTCCCCAGATACCAGGAGGGCAGCGCCTCGGTAACGGTCTTGGACTTTCCGTGCTGGGGCGGCGACTCCAGGATCAGGATGTCGTAGGCGTGGCCCGTGTCCGCCTCCAGAAATTTCTGGACCTTCTCCCCCACGAAGCCCGAAAATCTGGTCCTTTTCCAGGTCTTCCCGTAGATATAGCTGAGGTACTCCACGTAGCTCCGCCGAGCCAGTTCCCGGTTTACCAGCTCCTCCAGCACCTGACTGTAACCATCCTCGCTCATGTTGCTCCCTCCTTCTCTGCTTTTCGCAGCTTTTTTGCCAGAGACTGTAGCTCTTTTTCTGTCATAGCGCCCAGCTCCGGCAGCCGGATCGCTTCTTCCTCCGCTGTGGGCTCCTTCAGTTCCTCCTGGGCAGTATCCCGCAAAAATACCGCCCACTCCTTTTTCCCCTGCTTGGCAAGCTCCACAGCCGTTGCAAAAATGGCATCTCGCTGGGTCACCACTGCACGCCCTGGAAGCCCCAAAATCTCACGGACCGGACCGGCTTCCTCCTCCCCCAGCTTTCCATCCAAAGCCCGCCTGGCCGACTTTTTCCAGCTTCTTAGCCATTTTTCAAGGTCTTCCTTTTCTGATTTGCGCTTTGCTTCTGCCATTGCCCGCACTTCGCTCCTTTTTGCTTCTCACCTGGCGCACACCCTGACCAGTTCCCGATACTTGCTGAGATACCATGCCGCGATCAGCAGCTGATCCTCCAGGTCTCCATCCCGGGGGCCTCCATGGATCTGCCGCAGTGCCTCCTGGTCGGCCTTTCTGGTGTGCAGCCACCCATTCATGGCGCAGAATACCATGGTGGACTCCTGGCCAAACTCCTGTATCATTTCCAGAAGCTCCTCGTCTGTCGGTCGATTCTTGCGTTCCATATCCTATTCTCCTTTAGATTTCATCGTACTCTGCCGCCGACACGGTCTGAAGACAGCATTCACAGCCCCAGATCATGTCGGACTCGTCTATGTAGTAGCGCTCGCACTCCTCCCCGCAGACCGGGCAGTAAAGCCGCAGTGGCAATTTTCCGTCAGGAAAACCTGTCTGCTCCAGATTTTCGACCACCGGATGGTCCCGCATGTTCCTCACCTCCTGTAGGTTTCTGTCTGTTCCCGTTTTTTCTCCCGGAAACCCGTCGAAATAAAGTACTTTTAGTGCTCTTCCTCTTGAAAAAAAAGAGCCATTGCAGACTGGCCATAGTGGCTTGCCAGCCGCATTTTGACCTCGTCCCTGGGGATCCTACGTCCCGCCTCGTAATCTTCCAGAGATTTTTGAGAAATGCCAAGGGATTTTGCCACACTTTCCAGACTTTCGTCTCCCCTGAGCGTTCTCAGCCGCTGTCCGATGTTCAAGCCGCTTTCCCCTCCTTCCCGATGAAGTGCACGTTTTGTGCGTGCTTTCAATATATCACTATCCGTGCGTTTTGTCAACCAGTTCCATTCACGAAAAGTGTCCAAAACTACTTTTCACTTTTTGTGCACTATTCCACCTTGACTTGAAATACCTTTTGTGCTCTAATGGATAGGAAGGAGGTTGTCTAAATGCCGAATTTTCATGAGCGTTTGCGATTTCTTAGAAAAGAAAAGGGCCTGACTCAGGCCGAACTGGCTACCCAGCTGGGCATTTCCAAGAGTTCTGTCAACATGTACGAGCGTGGCGAGCGTGAGCCTGGTCTGGAAATGATGGAGTCCATCTCCGACTATTTCAACGTGGATATGGACTATCTCTATGGCCGTTCTACCACCAAGTGCCGCGATCCCCTGTCCGCTCCCAACCTGT